AGTTTTTCCAAACCAATAGTTGTTGAAAAAAACAGTGTGAGAATTGCTCTCGAACGCAAGCGGAATTAGTACGGCTTTGTACAATTCGTTTTGATTTCCATCACCACTATCGGCATGTATTCTAAATGCTGTGGTTTTTTGTTCATTGCAAACAACTTCTTCAACAACATACGGCTCATCTAGTACAGCATCCAAACATTGTTTGATAACATGCTGTGGCCATATGTCTTGATCCCACCTTGGGTGCTTACTGCGCACATCCGGACGAGCATCGGTTCGATCGTCATCAACATAATGATAGTCTAACAGTTGTTGTATTTCTTTAGAGCCGAGTAGATTGTTGAATTCTTGTACCATAGTGCGATATTTATTTTGAATAATATGCTAGGTAAATATCTCACTATGCTGCCATCCACTGTGCCTTATCCTTATGCCTTTAATTTATTTGGCTTTGATCAATCACAGCTAAAGTCAATAACAACCGATGATCCCATATTGTTCTGGGCTGTAGAATACATCTCCGAAGATAAATTGTTGACTCAAATTAATGCAATATTAAATTGTAATATTCCCAATAAAATTTACTGGATGTTAATGCCAGGGTTTGGGTACAGCACCAAACTCAATCAGTTATTAGGAAATACTTTACACAGCATTAATATAGATTTGTTGTTGTTGCATTTTTATATCGACGAATTTAAAGTTTCTAGTGTAAGCTCTAAATGGAACTCCGCGGCAACAAAATTTTTATTTTTAAACGGAAAAGCGGACCGAACAAATCGTGTGGGACTATTGTATAAATTTTATCAAGCTGGGCTACTGCCCCAATGTGAGTGGTCACTATTTTTTAACCCAGACAAAAAACTCAAATTAAAAAAGTTTTTACCAGGCACAACTGATAGCGAAGCTGAGTTATTTTTAAATCAACATGCGAGACAAGTTGACAATATTCAACCCACCATGGACTCTAATTATCATTATTGTGGGTACCCATTTGATACCAATATATACTCTGGCACATTGTTTAGAGTTGTAAGCGAAACATTGTGGATTAATCAACCGCTAATAACCGAAAAAACTTGGATTACAATAGCTAATCATCAGCCCTTTATCATTGCTGGTTATCCACGATCATTGGAAATTCTCAAAGCATATGGATTTAGAACATTTGAAAATTATTTGCCAGTCCAATACTATGACACCATCGAAGATGAAGATCAACGATTTGACGCAGTGGTTAAAAATACCAAGCATTGGCTAACCAACATTGATCCTACTCAGGTTTCAAAAGATGTTGACCACAATGCTAAATTATTACACAGCCTAGTTCAGCAAACTTTTAAACAATATCAAAATTTACGTGATTTGATAAATCCTAATATTAATATTTTTAATATGATACCACTGTGCCTTGAGCGCCATAATTGGTTGTTGTTTTACTACCAAATCAAAGATTCTGCATGGCCAGACTGCTACTGTGAAGAAAATTTTCATCAGTTGCCGGACAACATAAAAACAGAATGCATTGAAGTTTTTGGCTATAAGCCCAAAGATATGGCAAACTTCCACTAGGAAATTTAGCATTAATAGTGTAAAATTAACATAACTTAACAAGGAATTATTCATGGGCAAACCCTTTGACGTATCAAAATTTCGTAAAGAAATTACAAAAAGTATCGACGGCCTAAGTATTGGCTTTAACGATCCTACTGACTGGATCTCAACTGGCAACTACGCCTTGAACTATTTGATCTCAGGTGATTTTAACCGTGGAATCCCGCTAGGCAAAGTCACTGTGTTTGCTGGCGATTCGGGCGCAGGCAAAAGTTATATCTGTTCAGGCAACATTGTTAAACACGCACAGGAGCAAGGTATCTTTGTAGTGTTAATTGATAGTGAAAATGCGTTAGATGAACAATGGCTTAAAGATCTAGGAGTTGACACTAGCGACAGCAAATTGCTCAAGTTATCAATGGCCATGATTGATGATGTTGCCAAAACAATTTCAACATTCATGAGCGATTACAAAGCATTACCAGATGGTGAACGTCCTAAAGTATTGTTTGTTATTGATTCGTTAGGTATGTTGTTGACCCCAACTGACGTTAACCAGTTTGAAGCAGGTGAAATGAAAGGTGACTTGGGTCGCAAGCCCAAAGCACTAACAGCACTTGTTCGTAACTGTGTGAACATGTTTGGCAGTTACAACGTGGGTCTAGTTTGTACCAACCATACCTATGCTAGTCAGGACATGTTTGACCCCGATGACAAAATTTCAGGCGGTCAAGGCTTTATCTATGCCAGTTCAATTGTGGTGGCTATGAAGAAGATGAAGCTCAAAGAAGACGAAGACGGTAACAAGGTATCCGAAGTCAACGGTATCCGTGCAGGCTGTAAAGTTATGAAAACACGCTATGCTAAACCTTTTGAAGGCGTGCAGGTCAAGATTCCCTACACAACAGGCATGAGCCCATACTCAGGTTTAGTAGATCTAATTGAAAAGAAAAACTTGCTCAAACGTGAAGGTAACAGTCTTGTGTTTACCACAAGTGCTGGCGAGATTATCAAGAAGTTTCGCAAAGCCTGGGAAAAGAACGATGACGATTGTCTTGACACTGTGATGAAAGACTTTGCAAATCAAAAGGCCGAGGTAACTACAGTTGAGGAGGATGCGGAATGACTGAAACCGTAGTAAGTGAGTTGTGGACTGAACTCAAACGTTTTGTAAACACAGTGGATCGTGCAGAAGCTGCCGAAACTGTGGTTGCTGTGCTAATTGATCACGACAGTGATGTTGAAGATATTCGCAACGCTTTTAAGGGCGATGGTGATATCAAACGTGCACTAACTTCTTATCTTGACAACGACAAAAACTATGAAGATGAAGAAGATATTGAGGAAGAAGCTGAAGAAGATTATCTCGAAGACGACTGGGAAAACTGATGTGGTATAACCGAGTCGTCTCCGACCTTGGCAAAATTCCTGACTTTATTCAGCACTATGAACACGAGCTAAGTGAAGCCAAAAAAGAATGTCGAATTGGCGGCTATGTTGAAATCAACATCAAAGAACTTCCCGGCGTGACTGAACATCGATTTAATCAGCTACAAGAGATCGAAGCAGTGCTTAATTTTCTTAACATACAGTTACGCAAAATCCGCAGACGCCATTTTCAAAAGTATCTTGAAGGATATGCTCGTGCCTTGACAGCACGGGATGCCGAAAAATATGTAGATGGCGAGGATGAGGTTATCGACTTTGAAACTATCATCAACGAAGTGGCTCTATTGCGCAACAAGTGGCTGGGTATCATGAAAGGCCTTGATACCAAACAATGGCAAATGGGGCATATTGTTCGTTTGCGCACAGCCGGCATGGAAGATATACAAATATGACACCAACAGTTTTTGCAAATTCTGAAGAAAGCCTGGCACACAGCTTACAAACATTAAATCCCATATTTTTTAAAAATGGGCAAGTACGACAACGTGATTTAGTATTACCGTGGCTGGATCAAAATCTAACTTAGTTTGGACAAGAGTAATTTGATTGGCAGCCCCTGCTGTATTTCGTCAATAGTCCACTCAGTATAAGCCAAATTATTTAACCATTGCTGTCGTTTGGGACGCATTGGGTTTTCTATATTGGCTAAATCAAAGTTGGCCACTGGCCCTGCTAGACTGGTTGTTCCAACAAATGCCGGAACTCCATTTAAAATTGCCTGTGTGCCCGGACCACTATTATGATTCACCACCGCCCACGCATCTAATATACCATTGTTAAAGTCAAAGGAATCGTAAGTTCCTGATATAGATCTTGGTAATTGAATATTAATGTCCGGCGGCAATTTCTTTGGAACAAATCTTGGATGTGGTCGAACTATTACTTTTCGATCACTAAATTGCTTGATGGCATTCACAGTGCTAACTATCCACTGATTAAGTTCTGGTTGTCCTGACCACTGTTCACTGTCGGTGCGCTGGGTGCAAACTATTATTTTGTCCCCAGAATTGGTCCAGGGCGTTAATACTAGTCCTAGTTGATTTGCCCTTGAATCATCATGATTGTGTGCCCAGGGGTACGCTGTATTATTAATGCCATTGAGGCCCAGTTTCCAAGTGGTCCCACGCTGTAGCATACCAACTTCTAATACAATAACATTCCTGTTTGTGTTGCGATATTCATTCCACACCTGTTTATTTTCACGCATGCGGCCAGCCCAAACTAAACTCCATATCACAGCCACATCCGCAGAATTATTGTGGTGGACAACTGTGTGTCCAAGGTATTCAAGTCCTGCTTTAACAGCCCCCCATATTGGGGGACTGTTTCTGGCACCAAATTGATTGTAGAGTGAAAAAATCATAATAAATATCATTTACTTACATATAAAACATGACAACAAACAAATTCACAGTGGTCACCACCTTTAACGAGTCCGGCTACAAGAAATATGGACAACGCATGATTCAAACCTTTTTGCAGACATGGCCGCAGGAGGTTGAGTTGATTGTGTATACTGAAAATTGCACCATCAGTGAGTCTGCGCCCAATATTGTGGTGCGTGACATCTCTGTTGTGTCTGCCCTTACTGAGTTCAAACAACGATGGCAACATGTGCCCAAGGCAACAGGTGACATTTCAGGTGATCCTGTTCGCAGGCTAAGAAAAGATTCCAACAAAGGATTCAAATGGAATGCCATTAGATTTGCCCACAAAACTTACAGCATTTTTCATTGTGCTCAAAATGTCAACACAGATGTGCTGATATGGATGGATGCTGATACAGTATGCCACAGCAAGATTACTGTGGCAGACCTGGATAGACTGTGTGAACCACAGTATGAATTGTGTTTTTTAGGACGCCGCAAAAAGTTCAGTGAGTGCGGACTTTACTCAATGCGATTGAACACCAAAGGTATCAAACGATTTCTTAAGGAATTTCAACGCATGTATGATGACGCAGACAATGGTATTTTTTTGTTAGATGAGTGGCATGACAGTTTTGTGTTTGATGCAGTAAGAAAAAACATTCCCAGGTTGCTTGAATTTGACTGGGCAGCCAAGTTGGGTGATCTTAGACTCAGCAAACTCAACAGTCCCGGTGAAGGGCATCCGCTGATCAATTCAGATTGGGGTGCATATCTAGATCACTTGAAGGGCTCCCGGAAAGATTTAAAACGTAGCAACCGTGACGATCTCAAAGTCACAAGAACAGAAGCGTATTGGCAATGACCTGGATATTCTTAAACAAAAACAACGCTGACGAATACATTGAAATGTTTGCAGCCGGATCTCAAACTGTGCCCACTTGTTTGGAAACATGGCAGTACGAACACAGTACAGAGCCACTAGTTCTACGTGGTATAATGAAACACAAGATTATCCGACGCTGTTGGACGGATCAAAGACAGTTCTATTACATAGACTCGGGTTATCTAGGCAACAGACCCAGCCAGGCCAATCCTAATGGTTGGAAGTCCTGGCACAGAATTGTGCCCAACGATATACAACATGGCGCTGTTATCGATCGTCCAGCAGATAGACTACAACGATTAAACGTACAGATTAGGCCCAGACAAAATCACTGCAGAGACATATTAATAGTTGCGCCCGACGAAAAACCTTGTAGGTTCTACGGCATAGCACTAGACGAGTGGCTGAAGACAACGACGGATACCATCCGGCAACATACTGACCGTCCCATACGCATGCGAGAACGTCCTGCATCAAGACAGGATCGAAAAACACAACAGCCAGAAGAGTGGTTGAACGATGTGCATGCTGTGGTTACATTTAACAGCACCGCCGCAACTGAATCTATTCTGGCTGGTGTGC